CCAGCTTCCGGCATTAATTGTATATACAACAAATGATGTAACCAACCTTGCCACTATGGGTAGCCGCACCTTATCGCATAACCTTGAACTAAGGGTTGATGTAATAAACAAAGGGTCAAGTGTTAACATATTCGAGAACATAGAAAGTTTCTGCGCAGAGTTGAACAGCGCAATTGAAGCCGACTACAGTTTTAATGGTCTTGTCAAAAGCTGTATTCTGACGCAATCAGATTTTAGCGTTAACACAACTGGCGAAAAAGCAATTGGCACTGGCAAGATGATCTTTGAAGTTAGGTACATGACCGCCATCAATAACTGCCAGGTGTCTATCTAATGTCACACATCAATAATCAGATACGCGACCAAATCGCCACGATCATAGGCGCTTTAAATTTCTTTTCTGGGCGTGTCTATAAGATGCGATCCTATGCCTTAGATGATGCCAAACTGCCAGCGGCCATAATTTATACAAACAGCCAAAGCAGTTCTTTAGCGACCATAGGCACAAAAACATCTATGGGATCATTGCAAGTTTATGTTGAGATTTTTATTAAAGGATCAAGTTCGACAATTGTAAACGAAATAGATAATGCCTGTGTTTTGATTGAAGATGCAATTGGTTCTGATTTCCAGTTGTCAGGATTGGTTAAAAGTTGTATTCTTTCGCAGTCAGAAGTTGACATTAATGTTGAAGGCGAGAAGCCAGTTGCTAATGCACGGTTGTCTTACGCGGTTCAATATGTTACGTTGCTTTCTGATCTGGAGACACCGCGATGAAGATGGTCAAAGTTTATAACAAAACTGGCGATGAAATACTTGCTTGTGAGGTTGATCTGGCACACTATCAGTCTAAGGGCTGGGATGTAAAGAAGGCTGCAAAGCCAAAGGTTCAAGCAGAGAAAGTCGAGGAGTCTGAATAATGGCTACGCATACTGGCAGTGAAGGAACGCTCAAAGTTGGTGCGAACACCATCGCAGAGATTCGCTCCTACTCTTTAGAAGAAACCGCTGATACCGTCGAAGACTCAAGCATGGGTGATAGCTATCGCAGCTTTAAAACAACTCTGAAGGGCTGGTCTGGTTCCGTTGAAGTATTCTGGGATGAGACTGACACCTTGGGCCAAGGTGGTCTTGTGGTCGGCGCTCAGGCAACATTAAACGTATTCCCAGAAGGTGCGTCTGCTGGCGTATCTGAAAAGTACTACACCGGAACGGCAACTGTGACAGGCAAAACCATCACTGGCAGCTTTGACGGCATGGTGGAATCGACAATCACGCTTCAAGGCACTGGTGCTTTGACTGAAGCAACACTGGCGTAAGGATAAAACATGGCTACCCATACTGGTTCAGAAGGCACAGTTCGCGTTGGCTCGACCAACAACGTGCTTGAAATTCGTTCGTATTCGGTTGAGGAAACTGCCGATACCGTTGAAGATACATCCATGTCCGATAGCTATCGCACGTTTAAGACTACCTTGAAGGGTTGGTCTGGTTCGGTTGATGTGTTTTGGGACGAAACTGACACCACGGGTCAGGGCGCATTGATTCCTGGCGCTGAGGTAGCTATTCGCTTCTACCCAGAGGGTGCAACTTCCACTGACATTTATTACACAGGTCAAGCCATTGTAACGGGTAAGACTATCACAGGCAGCTTCGATGGTATGGTGGAGTCCACTATCACTGTTCAAGGAACAGGGGCTTTGACCAGCGCGGCTGTATAATTAAAAGGAATTAATATGAGTATTGCCAAGCGTATCGCAGAGCGGACATCGAATAAGCGTCACATAGACGTTCCAGAGTGGGGCGATGAAGGCAAGCCAGAGAAGGTCTATTATGGCCCTCTGCTTGCTGGTGAGTTAAACCGCATTCAGCGCAAGCACCCTAAGTTTTTAAGCGACACATCATTTGATGCAATGATTGATCTTATCGTCCTCAAGGCTGAGAACGGTCAAGGTGAAAAGCTGTTTACGCTTGAAGACAAAGCCTCTCTGATGCGTGAAGAAGTATCTGTAATTTCGACGGTTGCTGCTGCATTTATGAGCGGGGACAGTGTCGAGGAGCAGGAAAAAAACTAAGAAACGATCCGTTTAGGTATAATCTCCTTACCTTGGCGGATCGGCTCGGCAAAACCATTGCAGAGATTGAACAAATCTCAATTGAAGAGTATAATGAATGGGTCGCTTATTTTAACCTGAGCGAAGAAAGGCAAAAGCGTGGCCCAAGACCAAAAAATTGAGTTTCTGTTTGCCGCTCAAGTTTCTGGGCAGGAGCAGCTTAAAAAGCTGACTGACGCAGTTGACAGTCTTCGTAAGGAAATGAATGCGCTAAAAGATGCCAATGGCCCTCTTGCTGATGGCATGGGCAGAGTTGAAGGCGCAGCCAGAAAATCCGGACAAGGTCTTGACGCAGCCTCTAAGGCAATTCGTAATCACCGCCAAGGTGTGCAGCAAGCTGGTATGCAGCTTAATGACTTTGCAACTAGCGTTTCAACTGGAGCTAGTCCTCTACAAGCATTTAATCAGCAGATTGGTCAAATAGGCTACGCCATGTCCATGATGGGCGGGGTAGCTGGAAGAATTGGTGCATTTCTTGCTGGACCTTGGGGTGCGCTTGTCATTGGCGCTGCAATGGCTATTAGCTTTTTTATAGAAAAGCTATCAGATGGGGAAAAAGCTGCTGCTCAATTGGAAATTGCTTCATCTGCTTTGAGTTCAGGGCAGTCTGCTCTTGGCGACATGTTCGACATGACCAGTGGCAAGATAAAAAGTAATACACTTGAAACGCGCCTTAACACTCTGGCTAAGATTGAAAATCTAAAAGCAACAGCAGCGGAGCAAAAGGCTTCGCTAAGTTCATTGACCAACCAAATACAAAGGGTTGGTGTTTTAAACACCATAACAGACAAACTTGGATTAGTTGCGACTGGTTTTTACTCAGAGGGTTTGGGTTCGGCTGGCGGCTTCTTCCCTGGCCTTACAGGTGGCATGGATGAGATTGACAAAAATAGGGCTAGCCTTGTTAGGTTTTCAACTGACGTTGCCAAGACAATGGCAAACGCTGAAAAAGGCGTAGCTGGCGCTGATAAGGAATTTGAGAAACTTTTTAGAAGAGTTGAAAAGCTAGACCTTAGAGGGACTAGGTATAAAAAGACAGATTTGCAACAAGCCCTAATTAGTGGCGCAAGCGGCATGGCGCTGGAAGCGTTAATTCCAAAACTGGAGCAATCAGTTAATCAAGGTTCTGTTGCGGCAGGACTTTTAAAACCAGACAACAAAAGGCAACCAAAGCCAAAGGTTATTTCTGAGACTGAAAAATTGCGCGCTGAACAGCAACTAATTGTTGATCAGTTTGAAAAGGGTACTATATCCTTAGCTGAATTTGAAACTCAGCTTGAGCGCGTTACAAATAAGTACAAAGAGGCTCAAAATCCCGCGCAAAAATATTTAGAACAATTTAAAGAGGCAGATAAAGCTGCTCTTGATTTTACTAAATCTACACAGGAAATAGCTGATAAGTCGCTTCCTGATTACATTGTTCAAATTCGCAAAATAAATAAAGAGCATAAGTTTTTGCAAGATAACAATAGGGCTAGTGCTGAAACACAGGATGCGTTTAATAAGCGAATTACTGCTGCTTCAACTGGTCCATTTGAAGCTTTAATTAAGAAGTATGAAGGAATGAATTTAGGTCTTAGTGATTCTGAGGCCGACATGCTTGATGCGTCCAATCGTTTAAAAAAGTTAAAATCAGAGCCTGGTGCTGATGTTAATGCCGCTCAACAAGAGTTTGACAAACTAAGTAAAGCAATGGACGATGCAAAAATCAGAGAAAAGAATGAAGAAATAAAAAAATCATTTGAGGCAATTGGTACTGCTGTTTCCAACTCGTTTAAGGGAATGATAACTGGCGCAATGTCGTTTAAAGACGCCATGAAGAGCATTATTAGTTCGGTCATTGATGAACTGTTTAGGTTGTTTGTTGTCCAGCAGATTGTTGGCATTGTTAGTGGTGCGCTTGGCGGTTTGACGGGTGGCAAGGCTCCTGTAAAAGCCTTTGGTTCCAGCACTGCCAATTACTTACCAGGAGTTCCATTTAAGGCTTTTGGCGGCTCTGTAATGGGTAGCAAGCCATATATGGTAGGCGAACGCGGCCCAGAACTATTTGTTCCCGGCGGTAACGGCACAATCATTCCTAACGGTAACATGCGCGGTGGCGGAGGTGGAAGCAGCTTCAACATCAGCGTAGACGCCCGTGGTTCAAACGATCCAGCCGCTGTTCGCGCTCAGGTTCAACAAGGCATCCTTGAGGCTGCTCCGGCAATTATCGCAGCGGCAGAGTCGCGGACAATTGCGGGTCTTCGTAGGCCACGCCTTGGTGGAGCAATGCAATAATGGCTACAATTACATATCCTTCAACCCCAAAAGCAAACGGCATGTCATGGCGGCTGATTATGCCATCTCAGACCAATGTGTCAGAGTGGACGGGTCGGCGTCAGACAATAGCCTCTGGTCGAGGTTGGTGGGAGTGCCAAATCGTTTTGCCTCCAATTGTAGGCACGACAAACGTTAATGCATGGCGCTCGTTTATAGCCAAGGCCCGTGGTCGTGCAAATGACTTTCAGATACCAGTTGACCCAACGGCGCAGTCGGCATCAGCATCAACACCGTTAGTAAATGGTGCATCGCAAACTGGACGCACACTAGCAACTGACGGCTGGCCTGTATCGACCACAGTTCTTGTCGCTGGTCAGTTTGTCACGATTAACAACCAACTTTTGCAATTGACTGCGAATGTAACGTCAAACGGATCGGGTGTAGCTACGCTTACTTTTGAACCACCAATTCGTACATCGCCCTCTGACAATGCGGCAATTGAGTACAAGAATCCATATTGCCTAATGTATTTTGTAGAGGAGCCAACGCTTTCAGTTGAGAACGGTTATGTGTATAGCCTCTCACTGAACTTACGGGAGTCCTTCTAATGGTTGATGGAACAACGCAAGCTGCGCTTGAAGCCACAGTAGTCAACTGGCGTGTTTTGGTTTACGCTGACTTTGTGGGCGATGTCCTACGCGGCACAAGCGGACTTTACGACAAGACAGTATCTGGATCAGGCGATTCTGAACTGGATGGCACTTACGATAGCTTTAGCCACGATTTGATTAATGTTTCGACTGTCAAGCACAACGAATCTGGTTCCGACACAGTGTCTATTTCCATGAGCGGCCTTGTGGTAAATAATGCCGACTTTTTGGCTATTATTGGCGACAAATCAAAGTGGCAGGGACGAATTGCGCGGCTTTGGTTTTATTGCGTTAATGAAAATGAAGGACAAGTCGGTTCCGTAATTCCATATTACACTGGCTACATGAATGAGGTTGGAATTTCTGGAAGTGCGGAAAGCCAAACAGTCACGCTGACAATAGAAAACTATTTAACAAGTATCGCTGGCGCACAGAATAAAACCTACCTTATTCAGAACATATTTGATGCTGGCGATCTAAGTGGTGAGGCGGCTGTTTCTGCTGCAAACGGCATGGCTGAAGCTGGAAGCTACCCTTATGGAGGAGGTGGTGGTTTTGGCTTTGACTTTAATATGGAAAATTATCGATGAGAATATTAACTTGGGAAGATGCATTATCCGAATACATTACTACCAAGCGGGATGAACCGTTTGAGTATGGTTTAAATGACTGTTGTCTTTTTGCAGCGGGGGCTGTTGATGCGATCACAGGGCAAGACCCTATGTCTGAGTTCCGTGGTCAATACGATAGCCTAAAAGGCAGTGTGAACGCTCTGAAGGAAATCGGCGCAGGGTCGCTTGAAGCAACCTTGGATGGTAAGTTTTCAGAAGTTGGTATAGGTCATGCGCAACGAGGTGACTTAGCCTTTGTCGATGGCTCTGTTGGCGTGGTTATGGGCGGCTTCGCTTATTTCGTTTCGGACGATGGCTTGGAGCGCATTGACCGATCCTTATGGGTCAAGTGCTGGAGTGTTGGACATGGGTAAGGCATTAAAAACTGTTGCAATAATTGCGGCTGCTGTTGCTGTTGCCTACTTTGCGCCACAGATTTCTGTTGCAATACTTGGCACTGCAACAACTGCGGCAGGGGCAGCAACCGCCGCCGCGTTAACCAGCACCATTGTGGGCATAGGCGCTTCAATTGCGCTTTCTACGGCATCAATGGCCTTGTTTGGACCTAAAATACCAAAGACCCAAATGTCTCGCCTAAATGTCAGCCTTGATCCATCTACGCCACGAAAGGTTGTGTTTGGCACAACAGCAATGCCTCTAGACCTTCGGTATCACGAATCCAGTGGCACAGACCAAGAATATGTAGATTATATTATTGCTCTAGCCGCACATAAAGTTACTGCAATATCTGAAATATGGTTTGAAGAGAAGCAAGCCTGGACAGCCAGCGGCGGTGTCACTGGAACATATTCTGGATACCTGACGGTCACAACGCGCACTGAAGGAACTTCTGGAAACTATATCTCTATCAATGGTGGCGGTAAGTGGGGATCAAGTCGCCGTTTAACAGGCTGTGCCTATTTGCATATTCGCATTAAGCGTACAGGCAACAGCAAGAAAGCTGAAAGTCCATTGGTTGGGGGGCTACCTAGCCGCGTCACAGTCATTGGTAACGGCGCTCTTCTTTACGATCCGCGCAAGGACAGTACTGTGACTGGTGGCTCTGGTTCGCACCGTGCGACAGATCAGGCTACTTGGGGCGCTTACACTGATGCAGACGATTGCGACAATCCTGTTCTGCAACTGCTTTGGTGGCTGCTCGGCTGGGAAATAAATAACAAACTATCTGTTGGCTGTGGTGTGCCGTACACTCGCATTGATATGCCTTCCTTTATAACAGCCGCAAACATCTGTGATGAGAACGTCACTCTGGCAATCGGTGGAACGCAGAAGCGTTATCGCACCAGCGGAACTGCGTCCGATTCGGATGACCGCATGGAAATCATTAACAATTTGCTGGCTTCAATGAACGGTACGCTCCGTGACAATGGCGGCAAGTTGACGGTTACGGCAATGAAAAATGACCTTGCTGATTATGTACTGACCTTCAATGAAGGCGACATGATTGGAGGCTTTGATTGGCAACAAACCCGTGGGCTGACTGAGAATTACAATATTGTCCGTGGCCGTTATGTTGATCCGTCAAACAACAGTCTTTATCAGATGGTGGATTATCCAGAAGTTGGTTTCGCATCACCTGATGGCATTGAGCGCGTCATGTCAATTGACCTTCCATACATTGAAGATGGTCGCAGAGCGCAGCGCGTTGCCAAGCAAATATTGCAGCGCAACCAGTATCGCGGAATGTTGTCCACCACTTTCAACGCCAAGGCATTGGGATGTCAGGTTGGGAATGTTGTTCGCGTTAGCCTTGAGGCACTAGGTTTCTCAAACAAATTATTTCGAGTTGTAAGCCAAGAGATTCGCTTTGACGGTCAAGTACCAATGGCACTGGTCGAAGAGAACGCTGCCATCTACACATGGGACACTAGCGATGTTGCGCCCATAACGCCGACTGCGCCAACGATCTATGATCCGTTAAACAGTCCGTTTATCCTTGGTATTGATGACGCAGGAACGACTGCGAATTACTCTGGCATTGTTGATGACAATGGCAATAAGCCAGATGACAACGCCACAAGAAACGTCAACAGGGGCGCTTGGTCTGGATCGTCGGTTGCATATATCATTGGCGACTTTGTGCAGCGCGATGGCTCAAGCTATTCTGCGATTGTAGCCCACACATCAACGGCTGGAAATGGTCCCCCAGGGGCAAACTGGGCATTGCTGGCTTCGCAGGGCGTCACTGGTGATCCTGGCGCTGCTGGCGCTCCTGGTGCTGCTGGTGCTGCTGGTGCTGCTGCAATAAGCGGATACCTTACAAAAGAAGTTGTACAGCTATTCTCCTATGCAAATGGGGCTGTTGTTTCATACGCTCCCGCTTCAGGCAGCTTTAAGGTGTTTAGTGGCAATACAGATGTAAGCTCATCTTTTGCGCTTTCAACTTTAAGCAATCCACAGGCTTTGACCGTGGCTTATGTTGCTCAGGCATATTCGGTCACGGCTGGATTTGATGCGGGTGAGGATACGGCAACGCTTGGCATTCGTGCCACAGGTAGTGGGGCTTATGCAGGGATTGTTATCGATAAGCTTCTTTCGCTATCCAAAGCAAAGGGCGGCTATGAAATTGTAGCTACACTGCCTTTGACTGATCTTTTTGAAGGCAGGGTCGTTTTTCTAACAACAGACGATAAATTATATCGCTATACTGGTGCTGCGTGGACATCTGCTGTTCCTGCGGTTGATATTAGCGGAACCTTGGCTGATGCGCAGATTGCG